TCACCACCAAGTTTAATTAATGGAGTTCCTTGAACATTATTAACTCTTAATAAACTTCCCATTTCAAATGGAACAGACGCAGTATTAACTTTTTGTGTTTCTCTTGGTTTTTCTACATCTAAAACTGTTGTCCCTGATAGATTAACATCAAACCCTTTAACATATGCTTTACCTGGTGAGAGTTTGACGCACATTAAATCATCACTAGGTGTATTTCCTTGATCTGTTGTTCTATCCTCAGTAAAGAGTCCCTTATTACCTATCTCATCATTTAGAGATTCCTGAACACTCGCACGGAATGCCTCAACTGCATAGTTTCCAGATTCATCAAAAGTTCTTTTTGCAAAATATGCTTTTATTTCACTATAAGATGCAGTATTTTGGAGTTTTTTAAGTTCACCACCATCAACTCGCATTAATTCTACAAAGTTTGTATCCTCATAGTCATTTAATGCTTTCTTTGCAAGTTTTACTGATATTTTAAATCTATCTGCACCTGGTGCTGCAAAGTTAGTGAATCCTTTTGCATTATCATACAAAGATGGATCATCATTTGAGTTTATAATCTCTTCTGATATATCAAAACCAACTCTATATGATGGTTCTGCATTATACGGTTCAAGAATAATAAGTGAGGTAGGAACGTCAACAAAACTTCCCCTCATAAAATACACACCTTCATTTACACCGAAGGCACAACCTGTTGCAGTAGCATCTTCTGAAACTAAGGTTAATATTGTTTCACCAATCGTTATTGTTGTATTTCCATAAGTAACAGGTTCCTCAAGCACCAATACTTCACCATCAGGAAATGCAACACTTTCTCCATCAGTTCCTGATTGAACATACTTTATAAAAATCGTAATATTATCTACACCCTCTGCTGGAGGAAGAATAAAGTTTTTAATAGTTGCTACTATTCCAGATGTTCTACCTCTAACTCTTGTACCTTTACCACCATTATTTGCTAGAATATTATTTAAATAAATGGAAACATCAATGCCAAGATGTGTATCATTTACTTTTGCAGAAAAATATGATCTATCAAGTTCAATGTTACCAGGAATAACCATTGAACCTTCTTTAAATATATGCTTACCAAAAGACTCGACTTGATTTTGCAATAACGACTGTAAACCAGTTAATTCCCTTGCTTGAACTGGGAAACCTGGTTTAAATAATACTTTGTAAAAATTATCGTCCTTATTGAAATCGTCATAATAAGGCGATATATTTAAATTTGTCTTTTGTGGCATTTTTCTAGAATTCTAGTATGATTTTAATGTCTTCCTTTTGACGAGAGTTTCTAACAATTAAGGGTCTATTATCCAAATAAATTGTTTCTCCTGACCCTTTATTTATCTCAGAATTAGAAAGTCCTGAAATAAAGTTGACTCCCAAGTTAATTAATTTATTACCTGTGGGATTCGTTGTGATGCCAGAAAAATTACGTGAAATAGCACCAGAGAAGAATGATGATTTACCCTCAATGTTATTTGCACCAACTGCAGATTCAAATTGGTATATTCTACCAGCAGTTGAAATACCAGCATAATCAGTATGATCATATGTGGTACGATTGAAATTCAAAGATCTATCTCTAAAATATTTTAGAACTTTTGTCTCTGAATCATAAGATGCAACATATGCAGTTGCAACTTTTCCTATATTTGGTGAAATTGTCAAGACTTGTTTAACTTCTTCACCAACTTGTGGTACACCAGTTACAGTATCAAACTTAATTGCTTGTAGTGATGAATAAGTATTATCAGAGTAAGTAACAGCAGTTCCTACTTTCGTAGGATTCTTTACCACACCAACTTGAGAAAACTTGGTATCAATAGGAAAATCTTTAGTTGAATCATCAAATCTAGCATAAACTATGACTCTATCAGTTCCTAATTCAGTATATAAATCGTTTCCATGTCCTAAACCAGGTGGAATAATAGGTATCAGTTTAGCACGACCAGTTGATGTACTAACACCACTACTTAAAGTTCCTAAATCAACTATTCCATAACTATAACCTTTACCTCCAGCACTAACTGTTACATCTGTAATAGTTCCATTGACAACATCGACTCTCGCTTTTGCACCTTCACCATCACCAAGTATATCAACCTCTTGACTTAATCCGTTTGCATAACCACTACCAGCACTTTCAATGAATACATGTTTAATTTGGTTTTGGTTTACTGATGAGTCACCGTTTTCACGTACTGATCTAATCTGAGAATCTTGGCTAGAGTCCCAACTATTTGGGACAGTAATAAATTCAGTTGAGTCAAATTTAATAATGTCACTAGGTGAAACAGTGAAAAGATACTTCCAAAGATATCCGTCTCCACTATTACCTGCTTTTGATGGTTCCAAATCAGTGAAGGTTGGTTCATCTTGGGAGACATTGCCAAGCGGGTTAGCTCCCGTTGATCCATTATCAATACAAACGTAAACTTTAAAGTCGGAATTAAGTACGTAGTAGTTCGCATCGTATAATCTGTTTGCTTGTGTTAAAGGACTTGGATTTTCTACACTATAATCATCTCTATAAATCTCATATCTACTTCCTGCAACCCAATCAACTCTTCTTATAATTCTTCTAATATTTGCTGATGATATCTTTTTACCAAACATCATCGTATCACCTGTATGTGAACGATAGGAAAAACTATCAGTCGGTGCGGGTGTTGACGTATTCCAATCAGATGATCTACCATATCCAACTAATGTTGAAGTACCAGCAGGATTTGGCAAACCAATGAATACATAATATGAATTATTTGTATTTTCTACTGACTCAACAAAATTGTTAGCATTCAGAATTCTAAATTGATCAGTAATTATCGCTGACATTGTATTTAAACTTTTTCTTTTTATTTATAGAGGTAATTTAATCAAATTCCAAATACCCTTATAGCACCCGATGATCTAAGACCTCTTAACGACCCTACAGTGTAGTTCTTTCTTTGGATAGTTGGGAAGGTTGATAATCCAGTATTTACGGTTAAACCAGTGACTCCGATAGAAATAGGATCATCTGATCTTGTAGCATTATATAATCTACCCCAAGAAATTTTACCTAATTCAGTACTTATACCTGGATTTGAATTATTAAAGTTGCCTGTTTGTGCAATACCTAAAACTGATGAACTACTGTTAGTATGAATATTACATGTTATTTCACCATTTTCACCAAGTGTCGAGACTGCGTGTACCTTGTAAATATTATCTACGAATGTAGTTCCAATACCAACTATTGATGAATCTTGACTATCTACAGATGTAACACCACTACCAACTGATGTATCTTTGATAAGAACTGGATAATTTAGTAGTAATCCATTCGCTGCTTTATCTGCTCTAAAGAAGAATTTAAGTGCCAAAGGATGACTTCCTGATCCTGTAGTTGTAGTGATACCAGTAATAATACCAGTGAAACCCTCTACATTACTAATTGAAGTAATTTTTTCTGTTTCAAATGTTGGTAGTTCAACTATTACTTGTGGTGGAGTAAATGCAGAGTATCCTAAACCTGGATTGGTAATTGTAGTTGATGTTAGTGAACCATTAGTTATTGTACCTGTTGCAATTGCAGTAGTACCAACTCCTACTGGAGCACTTATCTTGATAGACACAGAACCACTGTAACCTGAACCTGCCTCCGTTATATCTAAGGAACTTATAGTTCCAGCAGCAGATACAATAGCTGTTGCTGCAGCACCTACATGTATTTCACCTGAAGTTATAAGTGCATCAACAGAACTAAATGCTAAATTATAATCTCCATCAGATTCATCAGGATTACTTGCAGATAGATGATCACCTTTTTCATAGAAGAATACTTCAGCATCATCTACGAATATGCCATTAGTATTTCCATCACCAGATGAATTTGTCAAATCACCAATAATCTTAGATGTAGGATAAACTTGAGGTTCTAATATTTCTCTAGACTTATCAATTTTTTTACCACCAAGTACAATATCTACTTTCTGTTTTGTCCACCTTATTGGTTTATCATTATTTTCGTCAATACCTGCACCAGTATAGATATCAGTTTCGACCAACTTTGCACCTAATAATTCTTTTAGTGTTCTCTCTGCTTGTTGAGAGGTTGTTACTCCAATAGGATGCTTAAATAATCTAACCTCATCACCAATCTTTATTGTTTGTTGAATATCAGCAACATCCACATCGACTCCCTCTTGACCTTTGTAGAAGAATATATCAACTTTTGCTTCTGGTCTTGGTGCTTCTATAAACTCAAATGTAGTACCACCTTCAAATATGTAAGATGAACTTGGTTCTTGTATAACACCATTTACAAAGACTAATAATATAGCGTTTAAATCAATAAGTTGTGAACGTGCATTATTAATATCTTTCTCAAAACTCAATAATTGTCCGTTAAAGAATAATGGGAACCTCTTTCTTGCACCATCTTGTAAATTACGAATTGAATCGATAAAGTCCAATTCACCGAATTGCCAAGCAGAGAATTTATCACTAAATGTTTGTATAACCTCTAATTCAAATTGTTGAATGGGTGATGTTAAATGTGCAGCAGTAACTAATCCTACTGGTGTAAATTTATCACCGACTTTGAATGAATGTCCAGGTCTAGCAATGGCAAACTCAGATATTTCAAAGGTTGTTGAACCTATACCCACTGTAGTTTTCGATGCACCAACTTTTACGTCAATCAATAAATTAGAACCTGTATCTGTTGTTGCTCCAATACCCTCTCTTGAAACACCAATTATTGGTAAATTATCATAATTTGGTTGTGGTATAATAATTTCTGGATTCACATAACTTGTTCCAGCAGAAACTATATTAAATGCCAATGTACCACCTACACCAACTGATGCGGTGACAACTGCACCATTACCTGCTCCACCACCAACTCCAACCTGAAGTGTAATTGTATTAGTTGTA